GGTCTTGCCCGCTTCACGCTGGATTGCTTGGGTAGCCTCAGCAGTGCGGCCCGCTTCGATCAACGCCTGGATGTAGCCCTCTTGCGCTTTGGAGGCGAAAAGGCTCACCTCCTTCAACTTGTCGAAGGATTGGATCGGAGTCTGCAGCGCAATGGCGATGTCCTTAAAGCGCTGGTTTAGCGCGTCAACTGCGCTGCCAATGGCGGTGCCAATAAGGCTCAGACCGAAGCCAAAGTTGCCTCCAAGTGCACCACCGGCAAGTCCGCCTAAGCCGCCGCCAACACTGGCGCCCAGTCCTTGGCCGAACAGCAGCGGGAATGCGCCGCCGATGACAGCGTTGCCGATTCCTTCCTGTGACCGCCTGTTCTGAGCACGCCTTGCTCCGGGCGAGCCTGGAATAAACCTTCCGTCAGGCAAGCGACCATCAAGGGGGACGGAGTTAAATTCGCCAATAGCAAGCTCCTTCGCACGGCGCTTTTCTGCGTCACTGGCAAGCCGCTGTTTTGCTTCACGGGATCGCTGCGCTTCCACTGACCGCAGCTGCTGCTGCAACGCCAGCTGATCCTGTAAAAGTTCGTTCTGGAACTTTGTTCCTTGTGTCTGCTCAACAGTTAGGTCAACAACTGAGCGCAAAGACCTGCCAACCTGCCCAAAGATTGGAGGTAGCTGCTCCCCGGCCTTGCCAGCATTCAGCAGCTCGGCGGTGAAGGTACGAGCGCTCTGCAGACCAACGTCGATAGCGGGGCCCACATCTGGTGCCAGCCGCCTAATGCCTCGCCCCTCGGCGTTGAGCATCTGGCTGCTAGGCAGCGCCAGCGGACCCGATGGCTTAGCAGCGTTCTGCAGCTGCTTTGCAATCTGAGCACGCTCCTGCTCAGATAGCGCCAACCGCTGGTTTTGGTAGAACTGCGCTTGCAGCTCTTCCTTGATCCGGCGCTGGATGTCCAGCAGCTCTTGGCTGGCCTGAAGGTTCGCTTCTGTTCCGACGGGGCTGGACTGCACCCGTGTCATCGCGTCCTTCTCAGCGATGCGCAGGTCGTTCAGTGAAGCAATGCCCTTTGAGGCTTGAGACGCTGCAGCCAATGCCTCAAGCAACGCCTGCGTGTCCGCAGTCATGCCCTTAAGGGCAGCACGCGCACCATCAATACCTGGCTTGAAGCTCTTGGCGATTAGGTCTTGGAACCCTGCGAAGGTGAAGGCAAGTGCACCGCCAACAACAGCAGCTTCAGGGCCAAGTGCCGACAGTGAGTTGGTGACCGCTTCGAGCGGTGCTGTCAGCGTCGACAACTCCCCCTGCGCCTGAAGAATGCTTGCCGACCACTCAGCCACTGACTGAGCACCCCTGGCAAACACGTCATCCAAGCCACCAAGTCCTTTGAGTGGACCCGGTAATGACTCCAACGCCTGCTGGACTTGGCTAAGAATGCCGGTGGTGTTGCTTGCTGCGCTGCCAATCCCGCCGAGCGTGTCGATCACACCCTTGGCAGCAACACCACCTGCGCCAAGAACAGCAATTCCCTCACTCAGCCGCGCAACCTTGCCACTGGCTGTCTCAGCCTGCCTCTGCAAGCGCTCAATTTGCGCTTTTGCTTTGTCGAAGGTGCTGGTTACGTCCTTCGGTAGCCCGAAGATTGGCACCTTCAGCGCTTCGCCAACACCCTTAGCCGCTATCCCAGCAATCGCCTTCGCAGCGCCTTCAGCCTGATCCCGCAAACGGCGGAACTGCTCTGCGTTTGCGGCCGCTGCTTTTGCCTGCTCCCGCAGTCCCGCAGCAAAGCCCTTGGCCTGATCAGCGAATCGCTGAAGCGCGACCTTATCAAGTGCGTCGTTAAAACGCTTCTGTTCCGCTGCGGTCTGAGCGGTTGTCTGCTTGGCTTGACGCAGCGCAGCCTCAACTGCACCCAGACGGTCGGTGAGCTGCTGCGTCCCAGCTACACCCAGATCAGTCTTGTCACGGAGATTACGCAGCGCTCTTGCGTAATCCTCAAGACCCTTAACCGAGTTCTTTGGAGAGAAATCAAGAGCTTGCTGAAAGCTGCTGAACTTGAGTTCTTTTGTCGCCTTCTTAACGCCTTCAGTCAGCGCTCTGCCGGCCTTTTCTCCTGCGGCTTTTGCGCCTTGCTCTACCCCAGAAAAGATTGAGGCGGTGTTGGTGTCCTTAAGGGCGCTGGCGACCTGGCCTCGGAAGGCGTTAAGAGCCTGTAGCGCCTCTTGGGTCTGAACCTCTAGGCGCAGTACCGCTGTGCCGAGATCCTGAGCCACAAACGCCAACGCCTCCTATAGCCGAGGTTGCCGGGGAAAACTTGGGTATGGCTTCAGCTCTAAGCGCTCTTGCTAACGCCACAGCGACGTTCACCGTTGCTGGTACAGGAGTAGTTACGGATCCGACCACCGGCAACGTGACACCGGCAACAGAAACCGTGAGCATTGAGCTGTTTTTGAAGTCAGATAGGATCAGCGGAACCAGCTTCCCAGGCGTAGAAGTCCTGGAAACCGTGTTTGACGGATACTGCCTTAGTGCTATTGATAGTCGAGTAGGTGTCGGTACTGAAGGTGTCGTGACATTTGCAGGTGAGGGGCAATTCCCCTGCGAGGTAACGGGCCTACGCCTTCCCTACGGAAAAACCGGTTTGCTTGGTAACACCCTTAACTCTGCTCTTGGGGAGCGCATTCAGCTGACGAGTAGGGAGCAGAACTCTTGAGCTTCTATTTCGCCAAGTGGACACCTGAAAACATCTTTAACAAGGTTGCAGAATCCTTGGAAGAAGCTGGTGCTGTCTACGCGCAAGAGACAGTTCTGCAGATTTCTAATCCAATCTGGCAATGGAACTATGACACCCGCCGGCGGGTCAGCCTCTTGCTGGGAGGTGAACGAACTCAGGGCAAGCCTGGAGTTGTCGTTCGAGCCGGCAAACGGGACATTGTTGACACGGGCCGTCTCTTGGATTCCATGACTGAGCCGCGTGTGGTGCGCGATCAGAAGTCCATTGCTTTGGAGATCATCTGGAAAGCTCCCTACTCAGGAAAGGTCTTGCAGGGCGGCGATTACGGGGTCTACACACCGCCCGGTCAAAGCAACGCCGTCTCTTTGCCAAACAGACCAGCACGCAACTGGATTGAAGCGGCTTTCGAGAACAAGCCACCACTTGACGTGTTCGCCAACATTTGGCGTGGTGGCGCATGAAAAAGTCCGCTACCTCATAAGGCGGCGGACCCTTTAGCTCCCTAGAAGCGATCAGGCGTTGGTTTCAGCGCTCCAGGTGTAGGCGCCGTAGCCGGTGAGGGTGAAGGTCACCTGAGCCACGTTGCCTGCAGCAATCGACTCGGAGAAATCGGTCACCCATGCAACACCCGAGTGGTACTCAGGGCTGCCGGTGGTGCTAATTTCGGGGGATTCACGGAACCACTCAAGGGTGGTGCCGGAGGCGGCATTCAGCGCAGCGTTCTTGAGAATCAGATAACCTGCGTCATTCAGGTTGAGGTTCATCGACATCGGAATTGTGTAGCTCTGCTGCTGCACAATCGATGCGGTAAAGCCCAGAGTGCTGCCGTAATCCAGTACGTCCTGAGTCTGGGTGGAGCCCTGGAGGGAGGCGTCGGTCAGCGACAGCACCTCGGTCATGCCGGTGCTGGCAGTGGGGTGGGTGGAGGCGGTGGTGGCCGCCTTCACGAAAAACTTATAGCCGAGGCTATTGAAAAAGGCACCAGTCGCCATGAGAGCAGTGGGAGCTTATGGCCCTAAGTTGCCGCCTCGGATTGCTCCAATAGCTCCATCGGTGTTGCACGAGGACAAACGTGCAGATCAAACCCTCTAATGTCGTGGTCCGTGGGGCTGGTGGCAACCAACGCCAGCTTCAGCTGGTCCTCGGTAATCTCCAGCGCGATCAATACTTCCTCGCGGCTGCTGCCACGGTCCAGCATCTTCCGGGCTAACTGGCCGTTGCGCCGTACAGCGCCGGGTGCCTTTACCAACCAGTTGTGGTCACGGATGAAGTGCAACACATCCCCTTCGGCGAAGACAGTGAGCAATGTGCTGAACGTGCCTTTGGCGGGCTGCCAGGCGCGGCAGGTTTTGATAAATGCCTGATCAATGCACGAAAAAACGTCTTCGGCGCTCACAAACGGGTATTTCCTGCACAACTTGCGCCCCATCAGGCGCAGCAATCCTTGGTGCTCGCGGTACATCGCCGCGACGTGACGTTGTTCTTCGCGGCTTAAAGGCGTAGCCAAGTAGCCGGTGCGTGGCCGATGCCTCGCACCACTCGGCGTATTCGGCTGGCCGGCAACCTGAGCCATTGGCGCAGTGTAGCCAACGCAACCTATCTAGCTATAAACACCTAACTGCGTTGTACTGAGACAACGCCGCCAAGCCCTCCTTTGGTGGTACTGGTAGTCAGGCAGCCCAAGATCGTCGCCAGATGGGGAAGCACCGTCAGCGGTGTCACCGCTTCAGTGGTGGAGTTGCCAACGTTGGTGTTCCACTCGATCTCCAGCACGTCGAGCTTCAGACGCTTGAGGTCACGGTTGGGGATGCCCGTCACCAGTGCTTCTTTGCTGGAGGAGCTGCGCAACAGCGTCGGATCCCCCAACAGCGCATTGGCTAAATCGAAGGTGGCCAGTTCGATCTCGCGTGGTATGTCGTCAGATGCGATGGTCTTATCGCCGCAGCTCGCATCGGTGCGTGGCCACGCCAAAGCTTGGGTGCTGCTAGCACGAGTGCCAGTCCACCTCAACGTCTCTAAGCCGTTCGTGGCGGTGATCAATGCCTTGATCTTGTTGGCTTCGGTGGCGCTGCTCCAGGTCAATGTGCCCACCATTCCATCGGCAATGCTGTCAGCGCCTGCAACAGTCAGATAGCTATTGGCGTTACTGGCACCTGCAGTTGCGACGAGGGTGGGCACTGGTTTTTAGGCGATTGTCTAGGTTTCCGGGGCAACTTCGGTTGTACGTCCGTATGTCTGATGAGCGAACTTCCAGAAGAGATGCTCCAAGCAGTTGAAGACGCCAAACCAGCTCCAAAGGCATCTCGTAAAAAGGCTGCTAAGGAAGACCCCGCTCCCTCCAACAGCATCCGCGATTGGAAGGATGTAGTGCCCCAGATCCGTGAACTTAAGGAGGCTGGTGCCACTGTCCCTGAGATTGCTGAAAAACTTGAGCTCAGCTACGTGCTCGTCAATCAGGTGATGCTGCAGAGCTACAAGATGAGCGTCGACACCATTGGCGTCTTTGAGCGGCAAGAAAAAATGCGGCTCGGTATCGACTGACAATAAAAAAGCCCCGCCGAAGCGGGGCCTTGATTCCTCTTGCGATCAGGCGTAGACGCCGGTGTCGTAAGGGGTGTTGACCAGCAGACGCACCAGGGGCACGTTCTTGGCGTTGGTGTAGGCCAGACCCCAGGAGCCAGTGGCGCCAAGGTTGCCAGTGGTGGCAGCGTTGGTGGGGTTGTCACCAGCAGCAGCCCACTTGGTGCCGTTGACGTGGAAACCGTAGTGGTGATCCACGATCAGCAGATCTTGGAAGCTGGACTTGTTGCGGTCCACTTCAACACGCAGCTCCTGCTGCATTCCTTCGCCAATCACGCCGCTACCAAACAGGTAGACAGGGTACTTATTGAGGTGGGTGGCAGTACCACCGGCAACAACACCGATCTGGTCATCGATCACGACGTTCAGACCAGCGAAGCGGCCGACTTGGCCAGCACCGAGACCAGCGCCAACGCCACCGCCGGCATACACCGAACCACCAGCCGTCTGCACTTGCAGGTAGCCGGTCTCCTCCAGGTAGGCAGCCACGTTGCTGTGCATGGCAATGCCAGACAGCTCATAACCACGCTCACCCAAGGCTTGCTTGGCTGCCACAACATTGGCGGCGGTCAAGTAGTTGGAGGTGGTGGCAGAGGTGGTGCCGGTCTTGTTCACGGTGTTAGCACCGAGAACACCAGAGCCCGAGATGTTGCCAAACAGGCCGTTCAGGTGAGCCACCAAAGTGGCGGTCTTCAGCTTGTTAATTGCAGCAGCGAGCTGATCACGAACGTGAGCAAGTGGGTCGGCTCCAGAGCCGAGCTTGCTGATGTCGTCTGTTGCGTACTGGAAGCCCCTCCGCAGAATCGTCATAATCTGCTCGTCGGCAGTGACGTTCTGGCTGGTGAGATAGCCAGCGCCAGAAGTACCCCAGCTATTGGAAGAGTTGATGACCTCTTCTGTTGGGGAGAGGCTGTCAAAGAAGGGGACACGCACCCGAGTGCCACCGGCACGGCAGTCCAAGGCGCTGTTGCGCTGGATGATGCCGGTGCGGATGAACGCCGACTGCTCAAAAATCCGCTCCGAGGTGTAGCTAAGAAACTCGGGGCGGGTGATCAGGTTGGACAGGAAAGTCCCGCCCATGTTTTGTTGTGCCATTGTCTTGAAATGCGGGGTTTACCGTGATTACCCGCGACCA